TTGAACCATCGTCTGTTGCAAGTGCATAAGAACCACAAACCATTGCGTCCATAGCATTTGTGCCGTCTGAAAGCGTTATTGTACTCGTTCCTGTATCTGATTTACAAGACATACTTACAACTGTGTAATCAAACAAGGCAATATCTACTGGCTCGTCATCTAGGTTATCGTCTGGATATTCTATTCTGAAAGCCTTTGTTGTTGTAGCTAATAATGCTCTTTCTGCTACCCCGTCATGCCATCTGAATTGTAATTCTGTTGGGTCAATACCAATCTGTCCGTCTGTTAAACTCAATGATGTACTTGTAGGAATTGTTAAGCTAGTTTCAGCAATAAGACTTGATGTAGCAGTTATATTAGAAGCTGTTAGTAAATCTGTTGTTGGGTTAAAGGTAAAGCTTGCTACTGCTGCGAATAAATCGCTAAGTTTGTATTGAATCTCGTAATCACTTCCGAACGGTGCAATATCACTAACATCAGCCCATACAACATCTGTTGCTCCTGCATTAACCGCTAAGAACTGACTAGCTGTTCCAAGTCCTAATCTAGCAGGAACGCCCGAAGCTCCGCCCTTAACAATATCTCCTGCTGTTGTCATTGGGTTAGTCATCTTTCCATACCAAGTGGAAATAGCTGTTGAAGTTGGAATTATATATGTTGCTGTTAAAGCAATATCATCATCTGATAATTCTATACCAGTAGCTCCTACTGTAAGGTTTGTGTAATCTGATATATCAACTGCTGTACCATGCCATAAACCTGTTGCGATAGTTCCGAGTGTTGTTATGTTTTCAGAACCTACCCAAGTTGTTAGGGCTGTATTCTCTACATTGTTTAGGGATAAATCTGTTTTTACTTCTGCATAACTTCTGCCCTCTAAACCACTGGCAGTGAATTTTGCAAAATCATTATCGGCTGCATCTGCATCGTCAACTTCCATTAAATTATTATCTGCGATACCTATTGTTTGTTCTGCTAACACGTCTGTACCTATAACAAGTCCTAAGTCAGTTCTAACCTCTGCGTAACTTCTTCCTTCTAAACCAGAAGCTGTAAACTTAGCGAAGTCATTATCTGCAACTCCTGCACCATTTATTACCACTGAATTAGTATCTGCTATTCCAAAAGTTAAAGCATCTTGTTTGCCATACCAAGCAGAGATTGCTGAGCTTGTAGGAATAACATAAGTAGAGCTTAACTGTAATTCCTGACCTGAGAACTCTAATCCTAATACTGTTTCTGTTGCTGTCGCATGAGCCAACTCAGCAGCACCAGTCCAACTTGAACTTGCAGTATCAAGTGCGTTCCAAATCACATTGCTTGCAATATTGGCGTCTGGTAAAAGACCTGTAACATCTGTTGTTAAGTCTATATCTCCTCTCGTAATCACTTGGTCAGTAATAGTTATATAATCAGGCGTTCCAGCTAAGGTCACTTCATCGTGTAATTCTGTATCTCTTGCTATTGCACTACCAATGGATAATACATCTCCTGTTAATACTATCTCTGTATCTCCTGATAGGTTGGTATCAGTTGATATATCTATGTTTCCATTCCAGTCTCCCCATCCATATGCTGTATTCCAAGTTGATGATGCTGTATCTAAAGCAGTCCAAATAGCTCCACTTGTAATCCTTGCATCTGCCAATGTTCCAATCCATTCAGAAGTAAATGTCATTCCTTCTGTTGTTGTAGTAATAATCAATCCTATATTAGTATCTGAACTTGTCGCCATTACTAGCGTTGTTGTTGCTAGTCCATTAAAGGTTGTAGTTGTAAATGCATCTCCTGACGGAGTGTCAAATGTTGGTGCGGCTGATGCTCCGTTGGATTTTAAGTATGTTCCGTCAGCACCTAAAGCTAACTCTGTTACATCTCCGTCGGTATCTGAATAAAACAATCTCCAAGCAGTTTGGTCTACAAATTCTGTGAGGTTTGTATATCCAGCACCACCCTCTGATGTACATTGTATTCCTGTGCCAGATTCGTAAGTACAATATTTAGTATCTGTAAGAGTTCCTTCATTCACGCTGAATACAGTACCTGTAAGGTCTAGCAATGTTCCACCTGCTGTGTATGTTGTATCTGTATCCCAAGTTGATGTTGATATCCAGTCTAATTTTGAACCGTCCCAGCCAATTACCTTTTCAACATCTGGTGCAGAAGTAATATCTAAATTAGCTTCATCTACCTTTGCAAAAGTTATCTCTTGTGTTGATAGCGAGGCATAATCTTCTCCTGCTATTGTAACCGCATCATGTTCGTTAGCATATGCACTAGCCCATTCTGTTGTGGAAGCTAATAGCGGAATCATATAACCTGTACTCGTGTTCAACTCTTGTCCGTCAAACTCAAGTCCTATCACATCTTCTGTCGCTGTGGCATGGGAAAGCCCTGCTGCCGTATCCCAAGTATCAGAGCTAGCTATGTTTCCGTCTGGTAAATTACCTGTTACATCTGTCGTAAGGTCAATCAATGCCCTAGTAATTACTTGTCCGACAATAGTTATGTAGTTAGGAGTTCCATCTAAGGTTACCGCATCATGTTTATCAGCATAGGCACTTGCCCATTCTGTTGAACTAGCATCGCTAGGTATTGTGTAATCGTCTGCTACTCCTGCTGTAAAGGTGTGAACATCTCCTGCTGATGTAATAAACAACTCTATGCTTTCTCCTGTAGAAGTTGCAAATGTTTGTGTAGTTCCTATTTCTCCATTAAGGGTTGTTATTCCGCCTACACCTCCCTCGGAAGTACAATCAAAGAAGCTTCCTGTTTCTTCCCATGTACAAAACTTTTCATCTGTATATGTTCCACCTGTTGTTTTATCAGAAGCCGCTGCCCATTCCGTAGTAGAAGCTGACAATGACATTTCATAATCTGTATCTGGTTCAATGTTATCTCCATTAAGTTGAAGACCATTTGAAGCTGTTAAGTTTGTATAGTCTGAAATATCTATTGCTGTACCATTCCATAGTCCTGATACTACTGTTCCTAAATAGGAATTATTACTTATTGTTAAGTTTGTAGAAGAACCATTTAAGAACGAAATATTATCAAAGGTTGATGTTCCTACTACTTCAAGCTGTGTTTCTGGTGTTGTCGTTCCTATACCTACCTTTAAGGTTAGATTGTCTTGGAAAATGTAACTTGCGTCATCACTCCACGGACTTGTAACTGTAATATCTGAACCTGCACCTCCACCTACTGCTTGGTTTCTAATATCTACATAATATCTTCCTGTTCCTGCTTCTGGTATTTCCTGTAAAACTCCTGTTCCTGTATTTTTGACCACAACTCTTGCTACTGGAATAAATAGCTTCTTTAACATATCATCGTTCGGCTGGAATACATTAACTGCGTATTTATCCTCAATCACTTCCTTCACATTTTTATATTCCCTTCCTGCTGGTATATCATCTCCTCTCTGTACCAGTGCTATCATTCTTGAACCATCTCCGTTATTTGGAATCATACCAAGCGTTACGCCGAAGTATTTATCTGCTGAGATTGCTTCGCCTGTTGAATATTCGTCTGCAAAATCAAATGTTGTTGACGTTGTAAACTCTCCTGCTGAATCAATATAGAATAATGTATCTACCGAAGATGAAGTAAAACTTGTTTCAACGCTATCAAAGATAACTTCCATTGTACCTGTAGCAATAGAAATATCTCCACTGTCTGCTACAATATCCATTCCACTTACATATAAAGCTCCTTGATTCCAAAACCTGTGATTAACGTCATATACAATGCCATCAACTCCAAGTACAGTTGAAAATCCTGCATACATTGTTGAATCAGTTGTATAAATTGCACCTGCTATAATTTGAGCTACATCTGCGTGAGGTGTTTCTGGGTGACTATTACTTGCTACTAATTCTAAGTTGTCTGCTCCGTCATTCTGAAAATAAACATAAACAGATTTAGGTTCTAAATTAGTTCCTACATAGGCAGAAATATCTACTGACTGTTCTCCGGTTGCGTCTATTAAAATCTTTCCGTCTATATTAACTATTAAATTATCTGTTCTATCACTTGACTCTGTTACTGTGTAAGTCCATACTCCTGCGACTACTGCATTAGCGATAGTATATTGATTAAGTGTAGAGTTTTCTGATACTTCTTTTATGTAATATGTTATATCTCTAAAAGATACTGGTGTATCATCACCGTCTAAGAAGAAAGCATCTCTAAATCTTAGAGAAGACGTTGAACTTCCTAAATAATAAACATTATCAGTTGTTGGTATTATATCTCCTGTATTTAATCTTGTTACTGTTGTTGTTGCAAGAGTTGAGGTCGCACTAATATCTAAATCTCCTGTAATGTCAATATTCCCTGCACCTGTAATGTCTTTACTATTTAAGACTAAGTCTCCTCCTAGTTCTGGGCTTAAATCTTCTAATAAATTCTTTAAAAATCCCTCTCCTGACCAATCACCCCAACCATAGGCTGTAGCCCATTCTGTCGTACTGGCTGTTAAGACTATCTCGTATCCTGCAGAAGTGTTTAGTTCCTGTGCGTCAAACTCTAGTCCGATTATGTCTTCCGTTGCAGTTGCGTGTGCTTCTCCTGCTGCATTTGTCCAACTAGTGTAATCAGTTGTCGTAGGAATTATTCTATCTGCGTCTAAACTAATCTGAAACTCGTGGTCGTTTAAATTAGAAACAACTGTTAAATCCAATCCACCTGCTGTACTGGTAGAAAATGTCTGAGTTGCACCTGTCTGACCTGCTAGGGAAGTAATACCACCACCTGCACCGCCAGAAGTTAATGAAACCCAAGAACTCCCAATGTAGGATTCTAAATCTCCACCATTAAGTCTGATAGTTCCCTCATATGTACTTGTTGAATCTCCTACTGTAATACCTCTGTCTATATGTAATTCTAAATAGTCCATTCTAGGTACTATCTCTGTACTGGAAACTCTGAATGTTGGTAATGTTCCAATAGTATCTGCCGAAACAGTGCTAAAACTGAATAATAAAGCAAATATTAATAGGTTATTCAGTATTTTCATCTTCTTTTTGATTATTTTTAGGGGAAAAGTCCATTGTATAGGATAAATTGTTAGATTTCCTAACCTCTTTGATTATTTCTTCTTTCCCAGTGCTAACTTCATTTTTTAAATCTTCCACATCGTCAAAAAAGAATGTCTTCATCTTTTCTATCAAGCTCTTGATTTCCTCTACGAAAGAATTTCTATCGTCTTTTTCATTATTATAAGATTCTCTTGTCTGCGAAACTTCCGAAGCTAATTCTCCAATATTGTCCTGTATGGGCTTTAAATCAGGTTGTGGTATGTTATCTATCTTCTTACTAAGAGTAACTGAAATAGCCCTTAAATCGTCTTTAAGAGGCATTAAATCAGTCTGCGGTATCTTATCAAACTTACTAATCGCTGTGTCTAATTTAGTAAATACTTTTGATAAATCAGTTTCTTTATATTCAGGAAGTTTAAGTTTGTTTAGTTCTTCCTTTATGATTTTTCTAATTTCAAATGGGTTTGCTCCTGAAACATTACCCATAACTACACCTGCTGGCTTTCTTTCATTTCTAATAATATATTCTCTATTCTCAACTGCCTTGATTTGAGACCTTGTTGTATATCCACTATCTGTGTAAATAGTAATTGTTGTATCAATGGTCGTGTCGGCTGGTAGATTAGGAATTAAATATCTTCCTGTATATCTTCCACCTGTTCCAGCATCTAAGTTTACAGTTTCCAAAGTCGCACCAGTATCACTTCTTCTGATAACTGATTGCACATAATAAGTTGTACTTAAATCAGATGGGTCATTATTCTGCCACACAAGGCGTAGATATTTTGCTGGGCGAATTTCATCCATATTATTTGGCTTCTGTTATTTCTAATACTACTGGTGCTGTATCTGCAATGGCTGTAACCTTTCCTAGATACATATTGTCTTTATCTATTGTAAAAGTTGCACCTGCGGCTAATTGATACCCAGCCTCTGTTGAAGTTGTGTCAGAAAACGTTAGATAGACAAAGTTTGTGCCATCTGTGTTTTGAATTAACGCATACTGTCTACCAGAGTTAAAATCTAGAACAGTATTTTTCCCACTTATAGCGAAAGATGATGTAGAATGTGTAAATGTTCTTAATACATTCATCTCTTGGCTTCCGAAGTTTGATTGGTCATAGCCAATCATTATTGTAAAAGCTAAGAAAGCTATTACTGATAATGTTATGATGTGTTTTATTTGCATATTTTTTTATTATATTTCTCACTCTCACCCCCCAAGTTGAGGGGCAAGGTGAAATTACAATCGCTTAGTCTATCCATTCACAAGTTGTAGGAGTTGTTGTTGTTACAGTCATTACTCCGTCTGTAACTGTGATAAAGGAAATTCCTCCTCCATCAGCATCACCCATAACTATACAAGCAGGAGTAGTTGTTGCTCCCATTTGTACTGTTGATGTAGCTGCAAAATCAAGGTCTAAACCTGTGAAAGTTGCTTCTGCACCAGATACAGCTCCTGTGAAAGTTCCAGTTGTACCTGCAACCGTTGAGGCTGATAGCGTACCAGCAGATAAATTTCTGCTAGAATCTACCATTTCAGTACCATTAACTTTAAATCCTCTGGTAAAGTCAATTTGTCTGATTTCAATCATTCCTCCTAACGTAGGAGCATTAAGTGACCCCATAACTACAAAAACTATTGCAGAGATAAGCGATATTACTAAAATCTCTTTAATTTCCATAGTATTAAGTTGAGGACGAACTCACTTTAACATCTACCATACGATATGTTCCTTCGTAGAAAGTCTTTACACCAAACATGGAATTAACCAAGTTTGTTGTTCCCAATTTGCCGTTTGCAACTTGGTCAGACATTTTTACATTGATACCCTTTTGAACAACCATATCTACACAGCCAACTTCGCCAAAGAATTGGTGAATTGTACCTGTGTCCCATGAATCTAATGCTTCTGATGTGGCGACAACTACATTGGCAGACTTTCCACCGACATAAACTGTCATAATTGTTGCTCCATCAACTGCTAACCATTGTCTTACTTTTCTCTTATTAGCTGTTGAAAGTGATACATTTGATACGCCTGAATCAGTTGTAACACCACCAGAGTTAATTAGACCTACTAAGTTATCCAATGTATCTGATGTTGCAGACCCGATGTGTACATTACCAGCAGTTACGCCAATAGTATCAACAAAGGTGAACACTACACTATCAATAGTAAGTGTTGCACCATCTGTTGGGTTATTAATCGGTGTCCAAAAGTTGGAATATGGTAACTGATTACTCATATACACAGTAAAGTCATTAAAGCTACCCTTTGATGGATAACCAAACTGTGTTACTTTGTCGCCAAATACTGTGTCTTTTCCACCAACATAAGTTAAAAGTTTTTGATAAACTAATGGTGTGATAACAGCAAATCTCTTGCCGTCAGTTGCATTGTTCTCATTTAACTTCCTTCCTGCTGTTGTAAAGACTGCATTGATATTTGATTCTGTGACCAAGAATGGGTCGCCAGATGTACCTACCGCCATATCATTGTCATCTACATCAGATACAGCATTCTTAATCTCTAATAGAGCGTGAATGTCGTGGTCTTCTGCTAAGGCTTTCCTCATTTTATCAACATAGTGAGCCATCAAAGCGTACTTTGATTGGATTTCTTCTGTATCATCAATGTAAACATTAATAATATTGAATTTGTTGATTGTTAATTGATTCGCTGTGATTGTGATGTCCTGTGCCGTTGAGGCTGTTCCAGCTACATATGCATCAACAGAAATATCACTAGAATGAGGTCTGTTAATTACATCTCCATAACTCAAACCCTTTTCTTCTTTGAAAGAACAAAATTCTCTAAAGATTGTAGATTTTCTTAGCCCTTGTTCTAAAAGGCTACTCCAAATCTCGGGATTGGCAGGACTTGTTGTATTTGCCATATTGTAAAAGAACTAACTACCTCTGATTAATCGTACTTACCTGATTTCATATCTTGTAACATCTGTACTGCATCAATATTTCCACCTTGAATATCATCTACTGATGGATTCTTAGTATCAATTGCTTTAATGCTAGACTTCTTATTACTTGGTGATTCAACTGCTTTTCTGGGCGGTTTTATCTCATCTGAAATCAGCTTATAAAGTGTAGTAATCGGAGTTTCTATTAGTCCTTCGTTAATTATTTTATTTTTAATCTTTCCCCTGATTACTTTGTACTCATCTTCACTCATCTCGCCATGAAGCTTTTCAATCTCTGCTCGGTTATCATCTACCTTGCTATCAGCCCATACATTAACTTCTTTTTCAGACTTCTGTTCCTGTAGCTCTTTCGCTACTGAATCATAGCCCTCAAGTTTCTTTAATAATGGAGCTAACATTGCATTGTTTTCCTCTAACTTTGCTTCGTATTGCTCTTGTGTCCAATTATTCTTCTTGGCGTAATTGTAAACACTTTCCTCGTAATCCTTTGCTTCCTCTTTCTTAGCAGGAGCAGATTCTAATTCCTTAATCCTTGCTTCCAATGCCTTGCGTTTCTTTTCTTCCTTGATATAGGTTGATAAAGGAACTTGTGGCAGTGATTTTGGGATTTCTACAGGTTTAGATGGCTCAGGAGTTGCTTCTGTCTCTTTGACTTCCGGCACTTCCTTAACCTCTACTTCTACTGATTGTTCTATTTTTGGCTCAGGTTTAACTTCCTGTGTGTCTTCTACAGACGCTGGGGTAGGATTGCTTTGCTCTTGCACAGCTTTCTCTACGTCCTCAGCAGTGATTTTGTCAGTCATAATGATTATTTTCAGTTCGTATCACGAACAAGTTATTTTTACTCGGAATAATAACCGCAAGTCGCTTTTATGGTGCGATAACCAATTAATTTATCTTCCGCTAGATGTTCTAATTGCTTTCAATTGTGTTGCGTTGAAACTCTTTGCAACTCTGTCAGCTTCATTCTTTTCAGAATATTCGCCAATTAACTTGCCATCTTTAATTACTAGGAACTTTCCCTCGTATTTATAAGTTTCAAACGATTGTGTCGTTGGAATTTCTTTTAGAATCTTAATAAAGTATTCCCCTCTTACTGCTCTCGCTTTCTCTACTTTTCTGCGAGCTTTCTCTTTCTTAACCAAATCAGTTACATCAATTTCTTCTTCTACTGGTTCAATTTCTACTTTCTCTAATTTCTCAACTTTTTTTAACTTTGCCATTTTTCTTTTTGTTTTTTAATTTAGCGACCTTTCCGTACAACCAATCCTCTGCTTTTACCAGAGTATTGAAGTCCATATCACCCAATATGTATTCTTCCTTAGTCTTAGCCTTTCCGTCTTCTGAAACTATACTTAACTTCCTTGTAAGAATACCTACCTCCTCTGCTTCCTTAACTGATATGTATATTGTGTCTTCTATCTTCCAATCTGCTTTGTTTTCTTTATTGATGTTTTCTATAAGTATATGGGCTCGTGGAACATTTACAGGTACTTTCTGATTAGTGTCAGCGTTGATTAAACAATACTTACCTGTATGTAATGTCTTGACGTTGGCTATCTTTTTCTTTCTACCCTTCAAGTCTGCACCTTCCATATCCTGAATATATGTATTCTTCTCTGTCCACTGGGCGTCTTCTTTCTTTTGGTTCTTGTTGATAAAGTCAAAGACTTGTTTAGGTTCTATTACTAAGTAAGGCACAACCGCATTAATCTTAGGATTGATTAACAAGTATTCCCCTGACTTAAATATAGTATTAGGCTTTATTCTTGAGATTTTCATAATTATCGTCTATTGCTTTTATGGTTGCGTCTACGTTTTGATTGGATAACCTACATAGTAATTGCTTGTTAGCATCACATTTAGCCTGTAAGTAAGCCCTATCAATCATCTCCTCAGGTTTCTTTATATATTGGGTCATTAAGTTAGTGTTGATAGTCTTTATCTCTGCCTCTAATGATTCAACTATCTTACTAATAATGTCTATGTCTTTAAGACTTGCGACCGCTTCACTATTCCTTAACTGGCTCTCCCAAAGGTCTAATGATGTCTTGAAACCTTCATCTATCCCTTTTTTACGCATCTCTGCGATTTTATTATATGTTTCTTTGTACATTGTTTATTTCAGGGTTTACATTTACTGGTGGCTGTGGTGCAGGTGCTTTCGGTGCAGGCTGTGCAGGTGCTTGTCCTTCCATCTCAGTTGGTGTAACTGGTTGGTTCAACATCTGTTCCTTCATAGTGTCAAAGGTTGCCATAATATCTTTCTGTACTGCATTCTCCTCTGCGAAAGGTAAGTGCATCTGTAAATAAGCCACTAGCTCTTGTGTTGGATAATCTTTCTCTGTTCTGTTATCCACAATTAAATCTCCGAAGTGCTTTATGAATGTTGCATTGGCATTTGCATATATCTTTGGCTCTCCCTTCTCAAGCATTACATTAAAGGCTTGTTCAGCGTTCTCAATCTGGTCTCTGTTATCATATCTCTCTTGGTCTAGTAATTCAGATATATCTCCATTATCGTATCCAGCTATCTTAAACATCTCCTCGGCTAGTTTCTTTGGGTTAGCTGTTTGGATAACTATAGGGTGGTTCAAGGCTGTCATCTTCTTATTTAACTCTATAGAGTTCTCTATCTCTGCTTGTTGGTCATCAATAATGTCAATGTCATAGTCTGGGTTAGCGTCTTCCTTTAAGAAATAAACTGTCTCTGAACCATTCTTACCCATTACTTGAACTGCTGTTCTACCTGTAAGGTGTTGTCTAAGACCATTTAAATATCTTAGTCCAATTTGGCGTGTAAATAGTTCCTGCGATTCGTTCTGATAACCTTGCTTGGTATTAGCCATCTGCAAGTTTCTTTCATTAACTCCTACAGTGTCTGTGCTTGATTGTCCTAATACTCCGTCATTGATACCTGAATCAGTACCCCTTAGAGAACGAGAGAACTCAATCAACCTTGCTCCGTCATTCAATATATTCCTTACTGGCATCTCTTGATAACCATCTGTCATCGGCTTAGGGTTATTCACATTTCTTGGAATAACTAAGTCTGGTGTAAATGGGTTAATAATCGTTGGGAATATTTCTGTATCAACTAACTTAGGTGGTCTAGCTATTCTGACCATGTTGTTAAACATCTCATTGGCAGTTAGCCTTTCCATCTCCATACTTGGTCTTACATCTGTTCCAACGGATATAGCCCAGAAGTTCTGTGCGTCTTCCTTAGGAGCAAAAGAACAGTATGGATATAGTCCTTCCTTATCAACATCTGTCCATTTTTCGTGTCTAACTACAATGTCCGTTAGTAAATCGAACAGAGCGTAGTATCTATCTCCCTCATAGTCATAATAGATTTCTGCCATTTCAAACTGCTTATTAATAAAGTAGTTTTCGCTATTCATTTGGAGAACCTTGAATCTCTTGTTCTCGTCTTCTTGGTTTAACTTGTAGGCGTTTTCATTTCCGTCATTGCCACTTGTAAAGTTAATAAGTTGATTAACTGCTTTCTTATCATAATCTCCACTCTCTGCTCCTTGCTTCAATTCCGATGCTGACTTCCATATTCCAATCTCTCCTACAAACTCATGTTCTTCTAAATCTGCACCACCATATGGCTGGCAGATAAAGTTGAAAGGGTCTATTGCGAATAACTTGTGGTCGTATTTCTTCCCTGTAGTGATTGACTTCGCTATACCAACACCTGACATGGCGGCGTAGTAATTAATATGTCTGTTGATTCTATCGTAGTTGGCATGCTGTACTCCTCTATCTCTCTCTGCCATAGCATTGATTCTACTCTCTGCTTTAGCATTCGCAGTAGCTTTAATCGCTTTAAATTCAAACCTAAGCTTAGGCATTCTACTGACATACTGGTCTATATATCCGCTGAAATTATTAAGTGGAAAAGTATATCTACCCATTACTGGATACTTAACCTTATTAGAATACATCTCAATATTCTTACTGTATTCAGCTAGTTGTGGTTCTCTAAACTTAATTCCTTTTTTAAATGCCTCTAGGATAGGGGCTATATTATGCTTCATATTCACTTGTTGGTTGATATTGTGGTATTGCTACCTGTGGTCTTTTACAAAACTTGTCCTTTACTAATGAAAAATATCTGTGTTCATCTGCCGAGTGAGAAGTCCAGTCATGGTTTGGTACATTTCTAAATGTTCCCCTCTTATCGTCCCATACTTGCTTGTATTGGCTTATGGCGTCTAACCATAATGAACAATGCTTCTCGTCTATTCTTAATTTTCTAAATGATAACTTACCTCTGTTTATTCCCTCGTCTACTTTCATCATTGGTACTGGCTCATAGTTTGTGCCTAACTGCTTAGCATATTCTATTCTGGTTAAATCATTTGTTAAATCCTTTGAGCCTATATCGTGTGGTGCAAAATGCTTTCCATATACATAAGGTTTATTCTGCATAGCCTTAATAGCTTCCTTTAAGCCGTCGTTATTAAGTCCTTCCCAGAAATCTATCTTGTTATAATACTCTCCATCTACTTGATAGAATCCTATTGCAAAGTTCTGTCCTTTCCCTAAATCGCAAGTTGTATATACTGACTTCTCTGGATTATATGGATAGTCTCCTATCCTTCCTTCTCTCCTTGCTAATGCTAATTCTTTTGTATAATATGCTCCCTTAATACTGGCTTCAAAATTACAATGGAACTCCTGCAAGAACTCCTCTTCTGTCATTGATTCTCTTGAATCCTTCAACTCCTCACTATCAATTATGTCTGTGTCTTCTACTGTTAATAATATTCCCAGCCAGTTTTCTATTCCACTCCTTGCTTTCCTGAATAGTCTGTAAAACTCATTCTTTCCTTTAGGTGTACCAATCCATATGGCGTAACCTTTATTATCTGCTAATGCTGGTCTAATGATTTCGGAATATATGTTACTAGGCTGTTGGCTATATTCGTCAAAGGCTACTCCGTGTAATCCTACTCCTCTTAAACTATCTGGGTTATCTGCTCCGTATAATGTTATTCTACTTCCATTAGGATAATCTACTCTTAACTCACTTTCGTTAATACTTATCCTTGGTATTGGTCTTGAACAGTCTTTTAATATATCCCATGCAACATTCTTGGCTTGTTTATATGTTGGGGCGATATATCCGTACTTACTCTTTGGTGTTCTTATTGCATCTCTTTGTAAGTGATTTAATACTGCCGTTGTTTTTCCTGCTCTCCTATGTGCTACTATTACAATCCATCTTTCTTTAGCATTATGTAATGCGTTGAAATAATCTCTTGGCTTATAAGGGATTGTTATTACTTTGCCCATTGTATCTTTTCTCCTCCTGTTGTTAAATCTAATTTTTCTTGTTGTAACCCTTTAATCTTAGTGCCCAAATTAAGTTCTGCTATTCTATTTTGTGGTTTAGCTTTAATATCTTCTACTAAAGCTTTCACTAACATTTTGTCTGTTAATCCGCATTCTTTGCATATTTTTTCAAAGCCTTTACTTTCTGTTAATTTTTGTGGAGTTTTTGATGTCTTATCTGTATATCCTGCATCTCTCATTGCTTTACTTACTATTCCACCATTTTCCACTATATTATTAACTGCTTTTTTTTGTCTTTCTGTTGCCATAATTCTTTATCCATTCAAATAAATCCTCAATCTTTTTAAACTTTGGGCTTAATCCATCAATAAAACATTCTCCTTTATAGAAACTTAATCCTTGCTTGAATTTCTTACCACGCAATTTATTAAATTCATCTATTTGTTTAGTAGTAAACATATCTCTTATAACCACTCGTTGGTAACAGCTTGTTTAAATGAAGCGTGAGCTCCTTAATAAAATTGTTGTTGTCTGTTCCGAGCGAGTAGTTATAGCAAACATGTTTGTTATCATAATGAAAACTCCCAGCCTTTAAGTTCTGGAAGTGAAGGAATATGTTTTGTGATTAAGCCAGTGGTGTCCTACTCTCCCCAGCTTACTATCGCTCACATCTAACCATAGCATATTTCAAGCCCAAACGCAATAAAACATATACACAGCATATAACTCAACGAAATAAGGGTTATTAGCCTGTGGAGAACTTTATTGCGTGATTTTATTTTCTAGTTATACTTAATCATGACTAACTTTAAAACATTACGAATAAGAACTGTATTTAGTTTTTCAAGTACTGTTTTTAAAAGTTGTTCATCTATTAAACCTTGCTCTTTTGAGTAGGGTTTTTTAGTTAAGTTGTGGAGGAACTGAGTTTAACAGTTTACTAGGCAACTCTAAAAAGCTAGTAAAGATTTAATCCGACCATACTCATACCACACCTATATACGCAGAAGTATTAAGCAATAATGAACCACACTCGTAAAGAGGAGGGCAAGATACTGCGGAATAGGGAGGGAGAGGGGGAAGGGAGTTAGGGGAAGAACCGAGGGAGGTTATTATGTACTACTATAGGTACTACAAATATGAGCAGAAAGATAACATACAAAAACTATAACTTCAGATTGCATAAAGACACTAAGTTAAAGCTATCAAAGGAGAAAAAGAAATCAGGGAAAAGTTGG